TTACGGAAAATATGTTCGCAGATAATAATATCAAAACCCGCTCCGTGACTCCAAACACGTTTGGCGCCCCAGCAAAACTTATATAGTTGATTCATAGCATCAACGATGTCAATCCGGCCCTCAGGGCTGAATGCTTCATCTTGTGCTTCTCTGCTTTGTCCTGCCCACCAATCAATGGTAGCCTGACTTGTTGTTAGTCCAATCCTATCACAACTGTCAAGATCTACTTTTACATAGAACTTGTCACATGCAGGCTCTTGGACGTCTTTTCCAAAGGGATCAAAACGAACAGCACCTATGGTTAAGATGCTGGCGCTTGGGCTTGTATCTAGTGTTTCTAGATCGATCATGATGTCTGTATTCATGCTTTTATTATACTTTCTTTATAAGGAAAGGTCAACAAAAAGGCAACCGAAGTTGCCTTTTTCTTATCTAATCTTTGATTAGAAACTGCGAGTGTAAGCAAACTCAACACCATCGGTATTGCTGTCGCCACGCTTCATAAGATAACGCACACCAACCTCATCTTTCTTAGTTAGTTCGTAATCGAAACCTAACTTTGTAGTACGAGTTTCATAGTTGTTCGAAGAATCAAACGAGTTGCGATAACGATAAGATGCTTGCAGAGATAGCGCATCGTTTAATGCGTAACTGGCTTTTGGCTCAAAAGTATAGTATGTGTAATCTTTAGTGGAAGTAAACTTCTCACCAATGCTTACTCGAGCTCCCAACTTTGCGTTTGGAAACACTTCCCACATTTTTTGAACACGAGCTTCTACTTTGTTTTCAAGAGTTTTGTCGCCGTCTTCGCGACTTGCATAAAATTTAATATCGGCTTTAACCCCGTTATCAAACTTGTAGTACGGTGCTACACTAAATGTATTTTCGAATGTGTTTGGAGAATCGTTACCACGCTCTCTCTCAAATTCAAAACCTACACCACCGCCTCCGGCAAATGCTGTGCTGGTCATAGTTACAGTTAATGCCAGAATGGCAAATACGTTTTTCATAGTTTTTCCTTTTGTTTGATAAGTGAGCCGGTCTACCCGGCCCACTATTTTTACTTAAATCAAGAACGTTATAGTACCTGCGGTTGCGAGTAATAACGCTCCCCAACCTCCTAGTGCCTTATAATAAGTGCCGATTGGTGTGCCGAAGTATCGGTTACCAATCATAACACACTTATGTGTAGGGCTAATGAGATAGCCAGCGAAGTCTAATGCAAAGAACCATAAAAAGTACTCTTGTCCAAAGACTTGAGACATGATTACGGCAATGGCAATAAACTTACCTGAACTACCCATTAGGAAGCTAGCAGCAAAACCAATAGCTGAAATAGCTACCATGCCAACGAAAGTATGCGGATCAAGCACACTGGTCTTTAACATAGTTTGCCATTCGGCATCATAAGTTTTCATATAGTTACCTAAAGCGATAACTGCACCAACCCATATTAACACATCCCAGCGAACATAGCCCAATAATTTCTTAATGTTCCATTGTTGACTAATGATGATATAGTACAAGGTTAGGAATCCAAAACAGACAATCATCCACGCACTGTTATAAATGTACAAGCCAATGGCTACGAACATTGGTACAACATTGCGTAAAACTGATGACAGTTTAAAGTTTCCCGGTGTGATTGAAATTTCTTCATCATGTACTTGACTCCAAATGTACCAAGCAATGAATACGAAACTAACAACCAACAAAGGTGCAATCAAGCCAAGCCACGCACCATAAGTTAAACCAAATGCCGCGATAGGTAAGATTACTGTTTTCTCAAGTGGCGACCACAAATAATAGTGGTGTGTACTCAAGTAATCAACAATGCCTAACTTCTCACGGCCGTGACCTTCCTTAGGTGCTACTGTATCCAGCAAACCTGCTGACACAGTGACTCGACCTTCGATTGGCAATATTCCGCCAATCGCACTTAGGAGAACAACTACAAACTTATTACTTCTGAATGTGTTTCTTACATAGGCAAATGCTGGGGCAAAAAGAGCGTACTCTTTAGCTAGTCCAGCAGTGATCATAATGAAGAATATCATCCATAGGTATGATATGTCCTTTAACAGGACGTTTGTGATGAAGTCCATCTTTTCTCCTTTAAAATACCACGTTAACTACGTGGCCAAGTACTTATCTAAGGAATACGTCGTTGATCTGTCTATTGACTTTAACAAACGTTGTACACTTACTAAGTTGCTTTAGGGTTGGAGCACCCACATACGTGCAGGTAGAGCGTAGACCACCTAGCAAATCTAAAACAGTATTTCTAACTGCTCCCTTATAGGGAACACTGACTGTTCTTCCTTCTGAACTGCGATACTCAGCAACACCGCCACTGTGCTTGTTCATAGCTGTGTCACTGCTCATACCGTAGAATGTAATAAATCCATCTGCTACATCACCACCACCTTCATCGTGACCAGCGAACATGCCGCCAAGCATCACGAAATCAGCGCCTGCCCCGAAAGCCTTAGCAACGTCCCCAGGACAAGTGCATCCGCCGTCAGCCACAATGTGTCCACCAAGACCGTGAGCGGCATCGGCGCATTCAATGATAGCACTAAGCTGTGGGTAGCCCACACCAGTTTGGATACGAGTAGTACAAACACTACCAGGGCCAATGCCCACTTTAACAATATCTGCGCCACGTAAGATTAACTCCTGTGTCATGTCTGCGGTAACAACATTACCTGCAATAATAGTGTGAGTCGGCCATGCCTGTCGCACCCTAGCAACAAAGTCACCGAACTTCTCACTGTAGCCATTGGCTACGTCAATACAAATAAACTTGATTCTTCCTACACCAGTTAATACAACATTAAGACGATCAAAGTCAGCATCACTGGTACCACTGCTGACAGCAAAGTTTTCTGGATCTAATGCGACGGCGTCTATCCACTGATTGATGTTACTGTTATATGTTTTCACAAGACATGTAAACAACTGATCCTGTTGTAAGGCAGCAGCCATATCGAATGTACCTACACCATCCATGTTAGAGGCCATGATAGGAATGCCATACCATTTTTGTTTACTGTGTTTGAACTCGTAGTTTCTGGTAAGATCGACTTCTCGTCGACTGCTTAGTGTACTACGTTTAGGACGAATCAATACATCTCTGAAGTCTAGTTTCACTTCATCTTCGATTCTCATTTTTGACCTTTAGTATAGTTTTGGTGGGAGTTGTTGATCGCGGAGTTTTTTACGCCAACGTGCTTTGGCAGCACCTTTGGCTTTTTTACGAGCTGTGGTAGGTTTTTCATAAAACTCTTTGGCACGGAGAACTTCCATTAATCCACTTTCTTCAACTTTCTTTTTAAAGCGTCTTAGTGTTTGGTTAATGTTTTCGTGTTCTTTGGGGACCACTAGGGATCCCTTTATAGTACGGTCTTTTCGTTCTTTATCGTTTCTCATTTTGTTTTATGATCTTCTCCAGTATGTTGATAATTTGATCAGTATTATATATAGCAGAATCGTTAATAATATGTAAAGATTTTAGAGTTCCGAAATAATATGCATTTGGTTGTGCGGCCAAATAGCCAACGATTAAGTCGTTGTCGCTGGCAGCATTGAATAAGATGATATCGCTTTTATGCTTTTTATCTAAAAGCCATTCAACATCATCAGTTAGGGAGTGCCAAATATATGCGATAGATGCTGTAGATTCTGTTAGTGATTTAAGTGCTTCGGAAAGTATGGCAGTTTGATCAGTGTTTAAATCAACTAACAATAAACGAATGCCATCTTGAAAGATATCATCAGGCGGCGTAACTAATACGATTTTGTCAGTCACACATCACCTTTTGCTTGTTTAACACGTTGCCAAATAGTCGATTCATTCTGTTCTGCATTTTGCACATACCCAGGAATCATTCTTTGGTTTTCTTTATCTGTTGGTTGCCCACTCGTTCCATCCAAGTCACTTCTTTTTTTTTGAGATCGAGTTGTTCTTGTGCCCACTTGGCAGCTTCCTCAGCAGCTTCATCTTCTTCTGAGAAATCAGCTTTGGCTTTGAGATATTGTTCCCAAGGAAGTTCTGTGATTAGATTTTCTTCAAGCATCTTTCTTTGATGCTTAACAGTTAGTTCTGGGTGCTCTGCCTTCCATTGTTTGATAGCAAGTTTTTCTGATTCTTCTAAATCATCTAGATTTTCATCTTCTTCATGCTCTTCAACAGGTGCAGTCTTCTCAGCTTCGGCGGCCTTCTCAGCTTCAGCAATCATCTTGTTCCATTCTTCAAGAGCTGATTCTGTCTTTTCAGGATAGACGTCTTTTTCGTCTGCTAAAAACTTAAACTCTTCTTCTGGAGGGGTTATCGGTTTTTCTGCAGCCGGGAATGGCCAATGAACACTGGCATGTTCAAACTTAGTAGGCTCTTCCTCTTTGAGCAAGGCATCAAGTTCTTCTTGTGTGACTGCGGCAGTGGGAGTGACTGGAATCTCGTGATCTTCCGGTTCATCAACTTTTTCCGGGATCTCTGTGACTTTCTTTTCTTCATCATCGTCTTCTTGACGGAACCACTGGAAAGAATATTGACTGGCCAGCAATAAGATAACAGCTAAAGGGTCAAACACCATCACGATCACGATGATAACCCATCGAACTGCTTTTTCTAAAAGATTAGAATCCGGATTGTCACCGTAGAGCAATGCTGCGATATATTTGATTGGACCGACTTCAGCTTCGACCTTGCGAAGATCTTTAGCAATAGGAGCACGTTCTTCATTGAGCTTGCCTATAGTGACATTGGCTGTTTCGATTTCTTTTTGTAGTTTGGTACGTTCGCCGGCCTGCTGTCTGCGAATCTGAACAGCACGTTCTGTGCCTTTGTTGTCGGTGGATCTGGCCAACATTTCGTTAACCTGTCCATCCATTTGTTTTAAAGCTGCCTTGGCCGCTTCAATGTTATCTTTTTGTGTTTGGATCTTGGTGTCAATCAATGAGACCTGAGCAGCAATGTCACCTGTGGGTACTGCTTGGTCCAAATGTGCTTTAGATAGATAACCGAAAATACCCATTGATGTAATCAACATCAATATTGCGATAGCTGTCATTAGATATGTTTTAATCAGCGCAGGAGCACGTTGCCAGTTTAGTTTCAACCAAACAGTAGCAACCAGTTTACTGATTTCTAATGTAACACCCATTACCATAATAGGTATGGCGCTGGCAGCAAAGATTGCAACCAGACCTGCTACAGAATAGTAAACAGCAACAGTGGATATTGATAATCCACTGAGTAGTGCCATCCAGGCTATGAGTTTATCGCTAGTATGTATTTTCATGAGCAATTATTTATCGTTGTACCACTGCCAAGTATTACTAGCATTTTCAAAACATGCCGTCGCAGTCATAGTCTTTTCGACGTTGTATGCAATGGCCTGTATGTGAATTCTCCTACAATAACCACGGCCATTAGGCCAAGTCATTACTGGAACTGCTACACCGCTGGCATCATTAAGATACCATGTTACTTTTTGACCATTTTCAGCCATCATGACTGCATGGGTTATGCTTTGATTATATGCGGCCTTTTGCTCGTTGTCAAGAGTCTTGAACCATCCAAAGGACAAATCAGCTAACCGATTAACAAATCCGCCTGATCGATATTCGAAAAATCTTGGATTGCTAATATCATCTGCAAAGGCAGCGGTACTAGTTAACAGTATTAACAACTTCCCAACTACCATCCAACTTTTGGCAGCTGATACCTTTGCGTTGAACATTATTTCCTCCGATATTCATCCAATATGAAAACTCTCCGCAGTTGCCGGACATGCCTAGGCGAACGGAAGAAAGACGTTTGATTTGATCGTCAGTACATTCTAAGGTAGTCTTGCTATTAACAGTTTCGTTGTTTTCTGTTTGAATAGTTTGACTGGTATGACAGTACTGTGGCTTCTGTGCCATGACCTTAGGGGACGAGCTACACCCACTCAGTGCCATAATGGCTGCTAAAGTGAGTGTAGGGATTACCGCGATAGCAACGGCTTTCATTATTGAGCCTTTTGTTGCTTGGCCTCTGCGATCAACTGATCGAATACTGCCTTAGGCATCTTCAAACGAACGAATGTGTAGTGTCGACCACTCATTGTAAACTGTCCAACTTCTCGATTAAGATGTTCACGAATAGTTGTATTCTTAACCTGATAGGAAATACGAGTTTTAGTCGTTTTCTTATCGTTATCGAAGTTAATCTCTGTTGAACTGTTTACTTCGCTGTTGATGCGTTTAGCAAAGTTATTCATAGCAATAGCATACATTTGTTCTTCTGCGGCTTGTGCGTGGATCGATTCACCAGCACCGCAGGCGTATGCGTATTCTTTTTCCCACCAGAACCAACCTTCGGTCCCACTTTGAGCGCAGTCCTGATACCAACTAGGTTGAGCATAGGTCTTGCGTTCTTCGATGCCTTTCATTGACGAACAGCCAGTAATGGCCGCTGCCAGTAAGCCTACCAAAATTGCCTTTTTCATCGTTTGCCTTTCTGTGTGTGTTAACGATAATAATAGTATAGCACCATAGCCGACCAAAGTCAACTAGGTGCTTTACCAAATTATTTGAAGAAGATCAGTGCCATCATTACTGCTTGAGCAATGAATCCAACACCAATAGTTACAACGTTCAGCATGTCTTTTTGGACAGCCGCTTTAATGAACAGCAATGTTAGGCCGCCCCAAACCAGCAGGACTAGATCCACAGGCGGCATACGATCTGTAAGACCGCCCATCACTGCCAACATACTAGGAATAGTAGCGGCATGTAACAGCAGTACGGCAATCCAACCAAATGTTTCTGACGAAATGGCTGAAACTTTATTGATTATATAAGTCTTAAACTCATCCATATTTTCAAAATGCGGAAGTGATACTGAGAACTTAGGAATTTGCATTTTTCTTTCCTCTATAAAAAACGTGTTGACCAATCTTACCTATCTTTTCAAACGGCCATCTTGGATTCACATAATCTGCGTGATAGTATAACGCATCTTTGAGAATGTCCAGTTTGAAACCTTCCAAAAGAACCTTTTTAGCAACAGCCATTGACTCATCGTAGACTGTTTTATTGATTGGACGAGCTTTAATGTTTCCGTCACAGTACCATGAGAACTGGCACACAACTTTTTCCATTATAACGCTTTTCTGATAGATCACTCCGCATACATCGGAGGCAAATGCTCCCGACTGCACACGATTCATTGTAACTTGTGCTACTGCAACTTTACCTTCGAACGGTTCGTGACCTGCTTCGCGATAAATGTTCATAGCTAGACACTCGAGTTGTCTTTCTCTTGTTTTGATTGTTACCACATCGGGTGACGATACGAGATTTTGTTCTCGCAAGACTTTGAACTTATTAACTGTAATAGTCTGTACTGCCAAGGCAGTAAGCATCAGACCTAGAGTTAATACAACTAGTCGTAATGTTTTTTCCATATTGTCTCCTTTGACTTGGTGTCTGTTCATAGCAGTTGCCTACCACTCGCAGACATTACATAAAGGGAGTATACTTCACGAGGCTCAAAAAAAGAACCCTGGGTTCGTGTAGTTGTCTCCATCAGCCACGAAGCTCTCATAACACTTCGTACCTTTGGCGAACTTGGCTTCCCGAATCTCACGGGTTTCTCATTGGCCAAGACTCGCGGGTTTGATTTGGAATATTTCTATTCTTTGACAAACCTACTATCTTAGTTTCTTTGCGAAACGTAGTAATATATAGCTCAGTTACTGTATTCATAGTTAAAAATAGAAGATTATCGACGCATTTTGGCAATATCTTCAGCTTCTTCATTGCTGAAGATTGGAACTGCATTGCTTTTGTGCATAGTTCCAATACCTTTGATCATAGTACCTGTATATACTTTATCTGGGGATTTTAAACAAGGGCCGCCAGTAAACGGCAAGCTCTCGATCCTAGGTCCAGTTTCGCGAACAAACGGTTTTGAAACAACAGGATTCATAGTAGGCGCAGCTAGTCCACGCTGACGTTTGCGTTCTTCTGCTTCAACTCCCCATTTCTTCATAAGAGCTTTCCAGGACTCATCTTGCTCACGAGCCTTTTTAGCATGTTCTGCAGATGCAAACTTTTTTTTGCCTTTTTTCTTGCCTGTGGTACTAAGCCACGGACCTTCTAAGTGCATACTCAAAATGAACTCCTAACTTGTTTACTATAGAACTATTATACTATCTATTTTGAATTTTGTCAAGCGACACACATACTTTCCCAAGTATCATGGGCACAGTTATCGTTATACCAGCCGCCAGTACGTTCGCCTGTTATGGGATGCACCATGATCTTATAACCTGATTTAGGATGTCCTCCGTTGCTGTTAGGGGGTATGCAGAAGAAATTGGGTTTTTTAGTAATCCAGTTCCATCCTATGATATAGATCTTGCCGATCTTGTTCTCTACACCGGCTATGACATATCTGCGTTTTGAATCATCTTTTTGAAGCACCCCAGTTTTCATATCACCCAATGGAGTTTCACGCCCTAGGCTATCTACACGGACAAAATCATATCGATCACCTGCTACCTTGCGTGTAAGACGACCATGATGATTCCTTGTGGCTACTAATAGATTTTCAAACACACTGCTTAGTTGCACTTCTCCTAGCTCGTATAGATTCATAAAGGCGTCATAACTGATGCCAAAAGTTTGATTATACTTTTCTTTTAGACTGTAAGCATACTCTGCTAAAGGTCTTTGTGCTATACGCCATTGATCAGTTGTACACATTGAAGTTTCTTTCTTGTTAAACAACAGCTTATTATACAATCATTTGCTTTGATTTGCAAGCTCTTTATATCCGGCCCAGCTAGGATGGATGGCATCTTTTTGAAGTCTGTCCGTTTTGATGATAGTATCGCCTCTTGATCGGGCAATGATCTCAACAATGTCATTTACGTCCGGCTTACAAAACTTGTCATTACAAGGAGGCAGTATCCAAAATACACGATCAGCGGTAACACGACTTCGCATGATGCTTAACTCTTTGAAGGTATGGACACCTTGATGATCGTTAGTGCCCAAACTGATAATCATTGTTGAAGCTGTGAGATCTGTTTTGGCAAACTTCTTATTCCATTGCCACGTGTTGTATCCGCCAATGCTGTGGCTAACACACTCTGTTCGAACCTGAGATACTCCAACAGCGATGCTGTCTCCGATAATCATACAGTCTAACATAAGATCTCCAAATAAGTTAACAGTTAGTACTATAACATCGTTTGAAAATTTTGTCAAGAGAAAGCCCACCGAAGTGGGCTGTCTTTATTATCGATTCATCACGTACATTGTGATTTCAAATCCATAACGCATTTCTGTCGCTGATGGTGTAGTCCACATATTAGTACTCCTTTATAAAATGCATACTGCATTAGTATGTATCGTTATTATATTATGAAATCACCACTAAACACATAGTGAAAATCATTAAATGGAGTTAGCGTTACTACTTAGATAGTTCTTCTAATACAGTATCAACTGTGGTGAGATCATAAGGGTCTCCGCCGAAGTTGTCTTCACGACCGTCTTCTTCAAAGATCTGTTCAATGATCATATCGTTGATTACAGCGACATATCTGTGGCTACGATACCCCATGCCTTGATTACGCTTTTCAACTAACATTCCGATTAGTCTAGTAAACTCTGCATTACCATCTGGCAACATCTTGATGTTTTTAACCTGCATAGTGTCTGCCCACAGATTCATAACAAACGGATCGTTAACTGATACACAATAAATGGCATCAAATCCCAATGCTTTAAATTCATCATATCGAGCTTCGTATTCCGGAATCTGTTCAGATGAACAAGTGGGAGTAAATGCGCCCGGCAGACCGATAACCAAAACCTTCTTATCGCCAAATAGTTCTTTGGTTCCAAGATAAGTCCAATCTCCTCCGATCGGGCATCCACCACCTTCTGGTTTTTCATCGCCTTGTCTAAAGGCAAATCTCATATACGGTACACTTTTAATAGCCATAGCTTCTCCTTAGGCAATATTTAACTGTTTAAAACCTTAGCAACAGAATTCATGACTGAGGCAATACGTCCAATGTCACGAAGTTGTTCTACAGTATAGCCTTCTGTCTTGAGTGTTTCGTAGTGCGCCTTAACGCAGAAGTGACACTTGCCCACAATGCTCGCGGCCAAACTGAATGCTTCAAAGTTTGACTTGGTAGTTCCACCATGACTTGCGATTGCGTTCATGCGTAACTGTGCTGGCAATCCTTTAAGGGCAGGATCATCAGCCATTTCAACATACGGATACCATACATTGTTCTGTGCCATAATACTTGCGGCTGTCATTGCGGCATCTGCGTGAACAGGAGCGTCTGCTAACAATACAGCCAATACTTTACCGTTACCAGTTGCGGCTAATGCGGCTACAGCACAACCCATAGCTACATCAGCATCCAATGTACTACGCAAAAGGACAGCGTCCAAGTTTAACTTGGTGTCCTTTGCGTATTCTGGCAACGCTTCTTTGATAGCGTCGTTGAATGCCATTATAGTGTCTCTCCGCCTACTGTACGGTTACATGCACATAGTTCGCCAGTTTGTAGCGCATCCAATACACGAAGTGTTTCTTCTGGGCTACGACCAACGTTCAAGTTGTTTACAGTCACGTGTTGGATAACATTGTCTGGATCAACGATGAATGTGGCACGAAGTGCGGCACCTGCTGGCGCATAGAACACGCCCAACTGTTCAATCAAGCTCAACTCACCACGCTGTGTATCAGCAAACTGAGTGTGAGTGATCTTTTGCAAATCACTGTGTGCCTTCTGCCATGCTACTTTACAGAACTCATTGTCTGTGCTACCTGTTAGCAATACTGCATCACGGTCAGCAAAGTCGCCTGCTAGTTTATCGTAGGCTACGATTTCTGTAGGACAAACGAATGTAAAGTCCTTTGGATAGTAAACGATTACTTTCCACTTGCCAGCAAAACTTTCATCTGTAATTTCAAAGAAAGCATCTTCTGGTTGTCCTGGCTTAACTCCAGTGACTGCGAATTTTTCTAATTTATGTCCAACTGTTTTCATATCATTCTCCTTTGTGTGTGATAAAAACGAAACTTCAGTGTTTCTACTGATGTTTTATTGTAATAGTATTTAATAATAAGATCAAGCATTTTTATAGGTTTTTCCAATAATAATTTTAATGACGCTTATAGAAAAAACCAATAACAAAAAAGGACCCGAAGGCCCTTTTCTATTCTTCTAATCGGAGATTAGAATGATTTTGCTACAGAAAGTACTGCGGCATTACGATACAACTTTTGACCGTTAACAGTGTTAGCTGAGTTGAATGTTGAAGTCTTGTCGCCGTTTGTGTAATACTTAGCAGCCAAGTTCCAACCTTGTAAGTCGTAACCTACACCAAAGTTGTAGTCACTGTAGTCCAATGATGAACTGTTAGCAACATTAGTTTTACCTGCATGAGCAAGCAAACTGATCTTTGATCCTGGGATCAAATAGTTTACATCAGCTTGATAGTATGCAGTACCTTGAGCATTGGCTGTACCGAAGTAACCATTGCCTAATGTACGATTGTACTTAACTGAAACTGGACCATAACCTAGACCAACATAACCTTCGTATGTGTCATAGTTTGAACCTGTTTTAGCTGAGGTAGTAGCACGTGGATAAAAATAGTTATAAGAACCAACATCAAGTGTCAAACCCTTGTAGATATCCTTCTTCCAACCTGCATACAAGTCTGACTCTACGCCTGAACCGTTTGTGTAAACTTGTGAGCTTACTGAACTGTTCCAGTTACCGATGTAGAAACCGCTTGAGTGATTGTAGTCAATGCCACCTTGCACAGCTGGTGCATTTTGGCTTTGGCTAATACCACGGAAACGGTAGTCGCTTGTTAGGCCTAAGTTACCTGTAACTTCTGCCTGGGCAACTGAAATACCTGCTGCCATCATAAGTGCTAAAAATAGCTTTTTCATAAAAAATCTCCTTTGTGTGTGACTGATAATACGTAAGTCAACAGCTAGTATATAGCAAACACTGAGAAAAAGTCAAGAAAAAGCGGCATTTCTGCCGCTTTTTGGTTATTGGGTTACAAGGTTACCAACCCCGGACCTGCTGTTTCTTAGGCAGCTAGAGCAACTTTGCTTTTGCCAGTAACAGAGTTACCAGTGAAGCTCATTGCGCTGAAGTCGAATGTATCTGCGTTTGCATTTACGTTTTTTGCTTGGATTACGTCCATCGCCTCTCGTGTTGCCGTCTCTACTATCTCACGCTGTCGAAACCTGGTCACCCCCATCAGAAACATACTTTGGTTTATTAAGAGTTATGGCTATGCCAAAGAGCTCCTGGGATACCAAACCTGATCTTTTTACGGATTCAAGTATGCTTTTGGTGGAGGTGGGCGGAATCGAACCGCCGTCCAACATGCCTTCGCTTTGAAGGGATTACAACAATTCTTTATCGGATGTAGTTACCAGTTACCACTACGTAAATGAATAACACCCATCCAAATCTCAATGCAATATCAAACCATCGTTCAAAATGATCTAATGCTGACTTCTTTTCACCCTTTGATTTGATTCCATCTTCCATGATATTTATTTTAATAAGTTATCGATACTGTGGGTTCTAGGATAATATCAAATGCTATTGATCTTCGAACTCCTTCGTGTTTGCCTGCTCCTACACTATGATTCAAATGTGACGAAAACATAAGGATCGTCCCAGGACTTACTGGTACAGTTACATCCAAAGAATTTATCGGAGTCCATTCAGTGACCTGTGAAATCCCATGATATACTCCAGCATCGAGCGGACTGTATAGTGTAATGCCATTAGACCCTGCAGGGCAAGAGACATAATAGGTTCCACTCAAAGAATATCCGTAATGACTATGTCTAGCATGAACACTGCCTGGTTCCATTTCATTTAACCACATGTTCACAACGTGTACCTTATACTTGTTGATATCGCCTTTGATACCTTTGAGATATTCTATTGCTGACTGCTCGATATATTGAACTAATGGTTTGGTAACTTCCCAGTCTAAGACATCTTCATAGACCACAGCATGACCAGGAGCAAACGCTTTAAGAGTAGACCTAAAGTCACCTCTTATCTTAGGATTGTTCATGTGCTCAGATTGCCGATACATTTCATTGGCAACTTTGAGGAGATCTGTGTTTACGTCAGTGTAAACTGCCGTTGGAAATAAAAAATGCATCATAGTAGGTTATTTAAACCAACCGATCTTTTCGCCAGCTTCTTTTCGGCGATTGTATTCTTCGACGGTGCTTGGGTAACGCCAAGCCCAAATAGCAACCAACATCATGGTTATGCCTGTGGCCACAACTGCTTTAACGTTGTGTGTGGTAAACCACATAATGACTAGACTACTGTCCATTACAACTAGCATCAGTATCTTTCCATTGAATGGAAATACACGTTTCTCTCCCCAGTTGGTTAGGAAAGGGCCAAACCATTTGTGATTGTATAACCAGGCATGCATCTTGGGATTGACTTTGGCAAAACAGTAGGCACTGAATACCAAGAAGATGCTGAACGGAATACCCGGAGTTACAAATCCAATGTATGCCATTCCAAGAGAGAGGAACCCTAGTATGTTCCAAAATATTTTTCTAATCATATTATCCTGCTACGATTCTGTTGATGCCGGCATTTTCAATAATGTCAGCGTGTAGATTTGGTGTAAACTTTCCGCCAGATGCGCCATTTAATGTGGCTAGTCTATTTTGTGGTTTTGATTTGGTAACGCTGATCCCGCCATGTGGCAGTCCAGGTATGGCATAACTTACATGTATCCAAACAGTCTTGCCAGGAAGATATTCTAATAGCAGTTGATCGTAAGGAAGATTCTTGCTCATCCATACCGCTATATCAAAGTATCCACTCGAGTGTAGCCCGTGAAACTGTATGTCACAGGCTTGCCCAGTGCCATGTTGTCCGCCACCGATAGTAGCACCATGTCTATAACTATTTGTCAAGAATGCTTTAGGAAACTGTTTCTTTACAGGTTCGACAATGTTCTGAGCAAGGCCTGCAAGATTACTAACGACCTGCGCCGGCTTCATTCCAGGATAGCATTCTGCTAACTGTGCGATGGTCCTTGGAAATGTAACTTTGTTGATCATTGCTCCAAGTGTAGTTCCCCCTGGAGTTAATACTGTGTCATAGGTAAACTGTGCAGTCTCACCGAATGCCTGCGAGTCTGTGCCTTTAACTGTCTGTGCTGACGGTGCAACTCCCGGACCTGTTGGAGTAATGTCTTTGGTAATAGCATCGTATTCTTTTTGTGTAATCTTACCTTCTTTCAAGAACTCGTCAGCCTGTTTCTTTCCTTCGCCTTCACTGCTCGGTGCGCCGGCATCATTGTTTTGTACAGCCGTTTGTACAGTCACAGGCCCTACTGCTGTTTGAGCAAATTTGGCCTTCTCTGTAGCTGCCGTGTAAAGAGCAATGATTTGATTGTTGGCATATACGTCTGCAGAATCATAAACTGGTTCAACCCTACCGTTCGTACCAAAGCGAAGACCCGTAATAGCGGTATACGGATGCGTATGTACTTTGGGTACTGCCGACCCACTAGGGTCATTTGCTGGTGCCGGTGACGGGCTGATCGTTGGGGTAGTTGCCATACTGTTATTTAAGCCAACTGAATCCCGGTAGTAGTTTGGATGAACTGATCTGCAAACATTTTGTCAGTGGCTTCTGCTACTGTTACAGTTGTTTTTAGCAGCTTAACGTCTTTTTCTGGGCTAACTGTAAACAAGTAAGGCATTAGCCCTGGGCCTTTTTGTCCCATACCAATAACCATGGGTCGATTCAACTTGTAGTATTTGTCTGTTTCTTCAGCCAACTTGGCCACAATTTCTTCACCACTTGTTAATTTAAGTGTGATTACTTCTCCTACGCTTACGCCTTTATCAATGAGCATCTGTTAACCTTTTTTTAAGTTCTGTAAATCCGCCAACTAGTTCTCCATCTAGGAAAATCTGTGGTACTGTTCTTGCTGTAGGTACTGCTTCTAGCAACTGTTCTTTAGTCCAGTCTGTACTTACGTTTCTTTCTTCAAACTCAATGCCCTTCATCTTGAGCAGGTTCTTGGCCTGATCGCAGAATGGACACTGATTCTTGCTCCATACTATCGCTCTCATTTTTCTTATCCTTCTTTCTAAAAATATTTTCGTAGTTATCACTGTATGCTTTAGATGCTACTCGTGATTGTATTGCGTCGCCTGTAATATCATTACGTGCTACCATTTTATCTATCCTTTAGCTTGAATATATAACGGCACCGTTCTTGTCAGTGACTCTAACTAATAGCATACCTTTGTTTTTATATGCCAATGCTGAACTAATAGCAGCTTGTTCGCTGCCATAGTGTCCAATAGTAGTCCATGACTCGTATGGTGATGTTTTTTTAAATTGTGCTTTGTACATGATATTATATATATTATAGCATAGGTAATGCATCGTAATCAAGAGCATCGCTCATAACTCCGATAACATAGTTTGTGCTTTCATTTTCTTGTAGAGCAGTTTGTTTTTTGGATGTATCGCTGTGCTTATTAAACCAAGGAATCGGGCTGCTCTTCGGTGCCGGATTATGGTATTTGATACCAATGTCTTTCAATGCTCCTGCGGCTGTGTAATCTACAAAGTCACGCAAGATATTTGCATTAAGACCAATCACTGGTCCTTTTTGGAATAGATAGTCTGCCCATTCTTTTTCTTCACGGATGACATCCATATACAGGTTGTATACTTCTTGTTCACATTCTGATCTAATATCAGCAAAGCGAGGATCTTCCTTGACTACTTGATTGATCAAGAAAGCTGTCCAACCTTTATGCAGTAGCTCGTCTTGTAAAATCAAACTGATAATGTTGCCATTGCCGATAAAGATCTTGTTCTCGACCATTGCTAAACTTGTAGCAAAGCTAACCATAAATCGGAAAGCTTCTAAGGCATAACTTGCGTGTAAGGCTAACCAAATAGCTTTGATGTATTCTTTCTCTGGAATAGTTTCGCCTAGCTCTTTACGGCAGTTGATAACATGTAACTTGTCATAGTAGTTACCAACGCTAGACGCCATGCTGACAATCTCGTTAGTGTCGTGAATAGTGTTAAACACTTCCTTAGGCACATTGTAGATATTACGAATGATGTGGCTGTAACTGCGACTGTGAATGTTTGTTTCAAAGAATGTCCAGTTATAGATAAGTGCTTCTAGTTCTGGTAATGACACTACTGGAGCGAACACTTGACTAGGGCCACGACCCTGAATACTGTCAAGAGCAGTTTGGCGTAGTAGATTACTGGTAAAGATGTGCTTGACTGCATCGCTGGCATCTTTAAAGTCGTTGGCATCTTTGCTTAGACTGATCTCTTCGGGTACCCAAAAGAAACCACGTGCTGTCTGTTCGAAGTCGACAACTTTTTTATACTTCACTTCTTCAAATCGTTGGATGGTTACGGGACCGGCAGGGTCCAAGAACATTTTACGACTTAGATAGTCTGTCTTTGTGTTTAAATTATATTGAGCTTTGCTCATAGTTTACATGCCTCGCAATCATCTTCTAAATCATCTTCAATGAGTTCTCGCTCATTGTGAAACCCGTTGTAATGCACTTCAGGCGTTCTTTCTTCAGTGGCTTTGCTACCTGCTTTGTTAATCAAGCTGTAGTAGAATGTCTTAATACCCCAATAATGTGCCTGCATCAAGTTCTTGGCAATCAGCGTAGTTGGTACTCTGCGATCTGCAAAGTGTGCTGGATTGTAAAATGTGTTTGTTGAAATGCTTTGATCTACATATGCTGCCAATATTGCCGCAGTCTTTAGGTATGCATCACAGTCTTTTTGTTCCCACATCATTTGATACTTGTTCTTGAGTTTGTGATACTCAGGTACAACTTGAATAAATGAACCTGCTTTAGATTCTTTTACACTAATCAAACTCATTGGCATTTCAATACCATTGGTACTATTAATAACCACGCTACTGCTTTCCACAGGAGCAATAGCCATAAGTGTCGCGTTTCTAACACCATGTGTTTTCATTTCTCCCCTCAGTGATTCCCAATCGAGTTCAGGAGCAAAGTCAGCTAGTTCGTTAACACCGTTGGCACGTAGTTCCCAGGGGAAGATGCCTTGGCCATATCGTGTCTTGTGACTATCTAAACAAGCACCACGCTCTTTGGCTAGTTCAACTGAAGCTTCAGTTAGGTAATAGGCTTGATGCTCCATCCATGTCTTAACATCTTGTAGTGCATCTTTCTCGCCATACTTGTATCCACGCTTGGCATGCCAATAGGCCAAGTTAGTAACACCGACACCTAATGGCTGTATCTCATCGTTTGAAAGTTTACTTTGAATCGACAAGAAGTCTTGGTAGTCAAGGATGTTACACAAAGATCTTTGTAGAATCCTACAGGCTCTACGCATATCTTCTGGGTTACGGAACGATCCCCAGTTGATAGATCCCAGTGTACATAACGCTATGCGCCCAGCATCGTCGGTTAATCTCTTAAATGGACGTGTTGGTAATAGGATCTCACAGCACAAGTTACTTTGATAAATCGCATGATACTCTGGATCAAAAGGTCCTTGATTCATTACATTATCAATGAATACGAGATATATTCGACCCGTGTCTGTGCGTTCTTTTAGTATACCACCCTTGAAAACATCTTCAGCGTTAATGACCTTTTTACGTAGGTCTTTACGCTTTTCATATTTCACATACAGCTCTTCAAAAAGTTTTATATCTTTGTAGAAGGCTTCATATAAGTCTGGAACTTCATTAGGATCGAAGAAAGTAATATCTTCTTTGTTCTTGAAACGTCTCCAGAAAAAAGCACTGAGCACAACCCCGTAGTCCATATGACGAACTCGGGTCTCTTCAGTGCCCTGATTGTTCTTGAGCACGATAAGGTCATCAAATTGATGATGCCATATAGGATAAAATACAGTCGCTGAAGCATTTCGGATACCTCCTTGTGAGCATGAGCGTAGATCACCGAACCACTTCTTAAGAAACGGAATCATACCAGTATGCATGATCTCTCCACCGCGAATGGGAGATCCTAAAGGCCGAAGACGTCCTATCTCCAACCCAATGCCAGCACGTTTGCTGGCATACTTGGCCATCATTTCACCACTAGCAAAAATGGAATCCAAATCATCATCACTACGAATAAGGACGCAACTAGAAAATTGCTTAGTAGGAGTTCCAAGACCAGCCAGAACGGGAGTAGCCAAAGTAAACAGACCATCTGAAGCACAGTTATAATAGTCTTTGATAAGACGCATACGAGCCGAGTTAGGCTCCTCTTTATGAAACACAGTGGCTGCTGCGACCATGTATCTAACCTGTGGAGTTTCATAGATTTCCTTTGTCGCACGATTGCGTACCAAATACTTCTCGATTAACTGCTCAATGGCTGCATATGAATACGATTCATCTTTTTCATGATCAATCATATCTTCCATCTTGTTCCAGTCGTCTTCACTGTACCACTGTAATAGTTCTGGAGTATATAATCCTACTTCAACATTCTTTTTAACAATCGTGTAGAGGTGGGGAACTTCGTATTCGCCGTAGACATCTTTACGCAACATACTCAATCGTTGCTTGCCTGCTACATATTGATAGTTGGTATGACCAATATCTGGATTTGATTCTACATCGATTAGATCTACTATAGCTCTGAGAGTGATGCCGTCGATTTCGGTAGTAGTGATGCCGTCGTAAAAATGAGGTTGTGCTTTAATTTCAATCATTGACTGACTAACATCAGCGATACCTTTACAAACTTTCGCAACCTGTGCCTGCCACTTCTCAATCGTTAACTTTTCTCTTTCGCCGTTTCTTTTTATTACTGTTATTGTCGTCATTTGTTTCTCATTCATTACGTTATACGGACTGATATTTACCAACTTTTCTATTGTAGCCATAGAAGGGTGGTTTGGGGTAGCTCACTTGTATCAGCTACAGCACCCCAATCAAGATTCAAAACATGTTCTTTGTTTACAATAAGAACATACTTGGGATCTTTTTCTTTTGGAGGCATAGACATATGTATCTCGCAAACGGTGTTCATAAACCTAGTTGTTAACTTAAGAGTATACAGCATTCCGAGAGCGATTGCAAGATCATCAAGGCGAGAATCTAATACCAAATGCCATGGATCGGGCCATTCGGCAGGATTGTTTGGGTTGAGATAACAACTAACAAATGGGGCTTTACCCCAGAATCTAGCAACATCTTCCAAAGGACTGTTGCTGGTTTCTAAACTGTCTCTAAATCTTTTCCATTCTGTTAGTCGTTCTGTGCCGTATTGATCAAACACCGTAGGTTACATCAAAGGAGATGGAACCAGTGGCGCCTGTAGCAACAGGATTCTTATAATATAACGCCACGGTATCGACGCCAGTCGTGGCATCGTTGTCTCTGAGTTCTGCGAAAAATTCAAAATTGGTCATTAGAGATCCTCCTGTGGACGCTATTAAAGATGGTGAATACTGATAGTTGTCAGTTAATGCAACTGATGATAATCCAGAGTTAACAGACATTGTTAGTTGTCCGACTCTTGTATGTGTACCTAACTCTAACACATAGTTGACTACTGTGTATTTGTTAAATGCTGAAAACACTGTCAATGGTCTGTAGCTGTCGTTGAGATAGATAACAGAATAGTTTCTATCAACAAAGGTAGCCTTGTCGCCATTGTATACTTCAGTGACTGAAGCTATGGTCCCGGAAGAAACAATAGCCGCTGCCTGATGTCTGTCACTGCTGCAATCAACTAATACGTTTCCGATCTTCTCTCCGAAAGATACGATTGACGATTTAGGATTACCTGCGGTGTATGTTAAGTTGCCGCAGTTTTTAAACTGGCAGCGTTGCATTCTAGTACCACGACCTTGTGTAGACTTGAATGCCTGTTTAGAAATTTCTTCAAACTCGCAGTCGTTGAACTGCCATTTATTTCCTTGCCCTACTACACCTTCTACATAAACTGCTGTTGAGTTGACAAAGAACTTGCAGTTGTCAAAGGTCACTGCTGTATCAAATACTGCAGATTGAATACATTTTATACTGATACTGTTAGATTCAAAATCACACGACTTAAATCTAATATTGGTTACTTTAATACCGTCTAAGGTATTGATCCATACTACAGCCGAGTTGTCTGATGTTTCGGCTGCTACAGTATCGCCAAGAACATATGCTCCTGTAAATCGAACACCTTCAAACTCACTGTCGCCGAGTCCAGATAGGATCACTTGACCGGTCGTTCTTTGTATAGTTAAATTAGAAAAGGAAACATGCTTTGGTCTATTAGAGCTGGTAAACTCTGCTAGTTCTAAACCAGAACTAGTGACGAATCTAATGTTATTCGAACCTATGTTTAGCACAGCACCACGTGCAGTTTCACCTCGAATAATAACACCATCGGGAACTGTTAACGCACTAGAAATGAGATATACGCCGTTGGGTATCATCAATACTTTTTTATATCTCGAATCTACATTTTTAAATAACTGTGAAAATGCTGTTTGAAAAGCAGCAGTACAATCAGTTGCGCCATTGCCTAGTGCTCCAAAATCAGCCACTGACACATATTCGTCAATCTTGCCTTGTAGAGTTCTAGGCACACTTAAACTGATAGATGTGTCTGTTGAAGCAAACTGATACGCTGCTGCAAGATCTAAAATGTTATCGTGTTCTGTGAGAATCTTTGTATTGCCAACGTAAGGTGCACCTTCAGCAACACTGCCGTTACCAATGAATAGTTCTTGTGAATCTACAGCCCAAGCAAACTCAGCTGAGCTTAGTTGTGGAACTCCGCTATTGGAGCTTTTTAGACCCCTACGGATCTGAATTTTCGATATCTGTACGACAGCCATAGATGTATACCCTTGTTAGAGTATTTATCTTACTGTGTCAGTAGTTGCTTGTAGCCCTGTAAGCCCGTTGTATAGTACTCTTCGACCTTGTTTAGCCAAGCATCTTGCCACTTGTTAAAGTCTGCAGGTTCTAGGATAAACTGCTGATATTGAAAATCACGACTGCACATAAAGATCACACCTTTACGGATGTTTGTACCATAGACTTCATTATGTGCTAATATATAAGCCATTAGCTGTAGGTAGTAATCTTCTACCCACTCTGCTTTTTTAGGCTTGTTGGTCTGCTTGTAATCCATTACCGCAGGCTCGCCTTCGTGTACACCTACTAGGTCAGTGGTGCCCGAGAACAGGCCTGGAAAGTAAAGACTCTGTTCCATTGCCCAGATTTCATTTACTTTGCTTAGACCGTTTTCAATAATAACATCAGCCATTTTGTTAGCCTGTACATGTACAGGTGCATTGCCAGGTTGACGTTGTTCACCTACAACGAATCGTTCTAAGTTGGCATGCATAGCAGTACCTACACCAGCAGCTTCTGTAGTGATCTGTTGTGCCTTGGCATGTCCGATACGATTCTTCCATTCGTTTAAATGGGTCATATCTTTGGTTGCTGAAAGGATTGTAGTTACACTGGGCAGTGTTTCGCCATCAGGCGTTTGATATACACGTTTACGTGTCACAGGGTCGTTTACTTGTACACAGTTTTTATATTGGTAACGTTCAACGAACGGCGGTGGTTGAATAATATTGGTCATAGTGTATATATTACACTAAAAAGTTTAGGCTGTCAACCTTGGGCTTGAGCTAGTTGTTGTGGAGCGGCAGAAGCTGCCATTTGATCTACTTGATCTTGGCTAGTCTTGCCAGTCTTCTGCGGACTCTGTTCCTGATCGTCTGGTGCGCCTGGAACCTTAAGTGTGATACCGTCGGCATTGTAGTCTTTAACCAATGCTTGAAGTGCTGGAGTTGAATCGAAAATAGATTTAAATGTTTCATAGTCAGCAGCAAATTCGAATCCGTTTGATCTTGCTATCTTACCTAGGCCATTCCAGTTCAGTTGTGCTGGTGCTTTCTTGCTGGCAGCTCTGCCAACATAGTTTCTAAGGATCATGATAAACTTATCAATCCCATCATCTTCACCAGCAAATTCAAAAAATCTCATTTTAGTGTGGCCAATTGTTTTTGTTTATCTTGCAACGATTTTTGCAACTGTGTGATTTGCTCATGTGTTTGCTTGATATCGTCTTCTAACTGTTTCTTTTGATTTAAACGATCTAATGCCTGTTGTGCCTGCATCTTAGCTGCCGCTTGAGGATCTTGTTGAGGCTTCACTGCGCTTGGCTGTGGAGTACCTGCAGGCGGTGGAGTTGTTTGCTGTGGGCCTGATGCTGGTTGAACTTGTGCGCCAGTAGGTGCGGCACCAAGCATTGGAGCATCGAGCTCCATTAGCTTAGTTGCCTCAGCTTCTGTTACAATATTCTGTAAACGCATTAACCTGCTAACACTTTTAACAAACGGTTTTGATAGTTAATGCTTTCACGTTGTTCACGTCCGGCAGTTTCCATACCACCAACACCTGGCTCGCTGGCTGCGAAGTCGTCCATTGGTGGCTCTTCTTCACCGCCTGTGTTCATCATGTCTGGTTCGGCTTCGCCGCCAAATTCGTCTGGTGCGCTGTCGTCACCGCCAAGCATATCAGTGGCTTGTTCTTCGCCTGTTAGGGCACGAACGCTGGTGCTTAGTGCTTCACGGGTATCTTTTAGATTTTGCAGTGCTTGTTGAATAGCTGGAGCACAAGAACTGATAAATGTCTTAGCAGCTTCTGCACCCATCTCATCACGGATAGAGTCACCTAGTGTTAGGAGTGTATCATTCTCCATACCAGAAAGTTCTTCAATCCAACGACCTACTCTGTCAACCATTGTTTTAGCTGTGACAATCGCAGACGCTTGCTGGATTTCACCTTCTTGTAGTCTAGTCATATCATCTCCTGTTTCGACTGATTCATTTTTTTCTTTGTTGTGTTGCTTCCACGCAGTGGCGTAAGCAATTGATTTTTCTTTATCTGTTAGTTCACCGTCTTTAGCATAGCCTTTCTTGATATGCTTGACCATGCGTTCTGCTTTGGCACCTGGAGGAGCTTTTTCAACAACAGGCTCACTAGTAGCAATAGTTTCACGTTGAGCGATTTCAGATACAATAGCATCGAGCATCCATTGTGCTTGTGTGTAAGCATCGTTTTCTAGATTCTCGTTAAATCCAGATTCAGAACGAACTGTGTGGATTTGTGTGCGTAACTTGTTACGAGCATCTTCTAGTTGAGCTAAATCAAAGTTTTCTAAGTTTAGCTTACGGCCAAAGGTTTTTTCGATGGTTTCGTTGATTCTACGTGATGATCGATTAATAGTAAAAATATCTGTTGTTTTCATAGTTTTCCGGGTCCAGATTGTATCGTATATTTATTCAGATTGCAGCCAAACCTTGTGCGTGATTTTTAGCGACAACCGCGCGATCTCTGCTGGCACAGTACTTAGTCCACAGTATTTCAGCACGGATAAAATCAAGATTGGCTTCTGCTCTCTGGAACTGAGAACGTAACATCTGACTGTCTACATACCAACGACCATACTCTTGATCTGCACGATATACTTTGTCAGCTTGTACAGTTGATTGGCGTTTAGCCAATATGTTGGCCAGTTTGATTGCCACAGCATTTAAGCTGATGTCTTTGTAGACTAACTGTCCTTTATAGTAGACATGTTTAACCGCTCCTTCGCTGACGATCTTTGCATCACCTACAAGGATTCCATCATCTACTTTAACTGGCAGAATAGGGGAGTTAGAAATGGCAGAGCGTATTGTCTGCTCTAGACGTCTTGAAATGTCAGTCATAAAAAAAGGACCTATGGCCCTTATTTAAGTGCTCTTAGTTTACAGCCCTAAGAACTTGAGTAGGTGTGGTAAATTAACAGCGTTTACCCATCCGCTACCAGCAGCAAATGCCAACCCAACCATTGTGTACATTGTCCATTTGCTTTTGATTTTTTCTAAATCGCCAATCTTTCCAGCAAGTTCTGCATGTTGGCTGTTTGAGGCTTCTGCCATTTCTTTTAACTTATCAGCTAATAAATCTCGAGTATTATCTAGACAGTCGTGCATGTCTTTGACATCGCTTTTGATGTCAGTGAGTTTTTCATTGATCGCTTCTACTTTGATTTCAACTACAGCTACCCGCTCAGGTAGTGCTGTCAGTTGCGCTACTGCTTCTTTCGTGGCCATTATGGCTGTTTCCTTGTATGTTAAGTCAAGTGCTCGCTCCGAGCCATGTGCCTAAGTTAGTAACTGCCTAATGTATTTGCCTTATGCTTTTATTTATTCTTATTTGGAGATTTTAGATATCCAGGTATTGACTTTGTCACCTTTGGTTATGAAAACTGCCGGATCTATGTCGACAGAGTTATTTAGTCGATCAACCACAGGAACACCGTGCAGGTCATCAACTAACAAGCCTACAGGGTCTGTGTCTTTTTGATATACAGCATCTCGTTCAGTAAAGAACTCCCAGATCCAATGATTGGCTTTGCCAGTTAAAGGATCAGGTAGCTTGCCTGTGTGCATCATGGGATCTTCATCCCATTCTACGTTACTGCGTAGGCCCAGTGCTTGTAATAGAGAGTTGAAGTTGGCCTGTTGTCCAACTTTAAGGGCACTAGACTCATTGCGATGCGCATTTGATTTAGTGATGTCCACGAATGTTAAAATTTGATATCTGGTCATAATCTGCTACTATTTAACTCTAGATTATTCCATCCAACAAAAAAGGACCTTTCGGTCCTTTAATGCTTCCCATCCCTGAGAAAAAACTATTATAGCGAGTACATTGTTGTAGGCGCTGTAACTGTTAGTGTACCACCTGCTGTGAATGTCCAAACGCCAGTGCTTGTTAAAGAACCTGCGCCGATAACACGACCAACACGAGTAGCCAATGTGTTAGTGTCCAAGCTGTGGTTGTCGCCAACAGTGATGATTGCAAGACCATCGCTCTTAACTTGGAATACTGCAGAAGTTGTACCGATTTCGTCAGTAACTGGAGTTGCTGTTGCTGCTGTTAGAGCAACTGCGCCGCCTGAACCGCTCAATACATACTTGAATACAGTGTATTGGAATGTCTTTTGTAATGTACCCAATGCTACGTCAGTTGGGTTAACTCTTGTAAATGATGCCATGATATTTTCTCCTTAATCAATGATCCCGCTCCGGGACCGGCATATTATTTAGCCGGTTTGGAAAAAATCGTGGTCTTAGGTGCGTTAATCGGCTCTAAATGGGGTCCAACGATCACGTGGCACTAGTTTAGCGTCCTTGTAAACATAGCCCTCACCACCAGGTTTTCCACCTGTGTGCTGTTCTATATCACCTTTGGCTGCATCAAGTTCACGGATAACTTCATCTTTGGCTTTCATTAGCTCTGTAACTAACTGGAATACTAGATCTAGTACGCCCGGATGACGCTGGCTGTGTTCGCTGATCTTTTTAAGTTTAGCAGGATTTGCTGCCAACCAATCAAAGAATGCTTTTGAGTTGATGTTTTGTAGCTGTTTGGCTTTGCTTTGATTATTAACAAATGTATAGATAGTGTCTTGTAAATAGCCCATACCTGCTACAGGTGCTAGGAACTGATCAATAACTCCTGTCTTGGTGTTGACAATCTTTTCAATAGCAGCTAAGTTGTCTGCGTTTACAGCAGGCTGATGACTGACATACGTTTGGCCAAATACCACTAGATCAGGTGTGCCATTAAACTGGCTAACATCGCTGATAGGTTCGCCACCTTTATCCCCAAAGTAATCTAGATGCTTGTGTACTGCTACAGCTATCTTAGCTTTGGCTAGTTTACGTCCAACATCGCTGGTACCTCTTACACTGTAAGTGGTTTGATTAGGAGTAAAGCTGATACGTCCATCACCGCCTTCGTAGGGTTTGCCTGGATGGAACAATATGTCTCCGTAGACATACCCACGGAAATCTGCAGGAGTTGCCTTTTCAAAGATAGGCCACAAGCTGGCCATATCACTGGCAAACTTCTCACGCCAATCTTCACCTTTGCCACGACTTAGAATAAACTGTTTGAGTTCTTCTGGGCTAGATGATTTGCCCTCTTCACGACCCCAGTTGTTCTTACCAACCATGCGGAACTGGCCGTTGTCTTCACGTCCCCAGTATACTGTGGGATTACCGTCCCATTTGATGCTGACGTCTTTGGAATCCTGTGCGATACCTTTCAATAACTCAACAGCTTTCTTACCACCGTTGGGTTCTGTGAATACCAGATCCTCTAGGTGGTTAAACTCTCGTCCTACTTTCTTAGGAACGGGAGGAGCTGCTTCAGTTAGGAATTCAAATGCTCTCATTTTACAATGTCTATGATTTTACGCATCCAGCCAATGCTGCCAGGAACATAGCTTTCAAATGCTTCATTCTTAGGAAGCTCTAATCCCTGCTTGCCTAATGTTTCTCTTGCGCCTGCAACTAGTTCTTCGTAGTTAGGCAGTTTCTTAATATAGTTAATAATAGTATCTACAGAACGTATGTCTTTGATCGTGGCAGTTTGTCCTAGTAGGTCTTTGGCAATCTGATTCCAATCGCTGCCGTTAGGCATTAGTTCATCTGTTTGTGCGTTTAATAGTCCGTGTTTAGGACTATACTTCAACCCTCTAGCACGGGCAATACTACTTAACAAGATATGACGATGTTCGCCTCTCCAGTTGCCCTGGCCGCCGATCATTGATCCCTGTTGGAACTTGGGATTGGCTGAGAACATAAAGTCTGCTTGAACGAACCCATTTGCTGGATCGCCGTTAATAGGAGTTTTCCAATGAACATTGTCACCGCTTTTCTTTACATTCTCTTTGCCAAACTGATTTACCAGTTTAGAATAGAATTCTTCTTTGTCTACTTCGTTGGCATCTACGCTAAGATCCAGATCTCCGGAACTGTTGCGTTCAAATGTGCCGTCTTCGTGTGTTTTGCGACCAGTGGTACCTAACCATTTAACAGGCTTTTTATCATCGGCGTGTTTTTCTTTGGTAAAGTCTAGTCCTGTGATCTTTTCAATATAGGCAACTGTTTCTTCAACGTCACTGGTAGCGATACGCTGTGTTAATGGTTGTTTGTCTGGGCCTTTAAAAACATTACCGCCCTCTAATAATACATTATTCATCTTTGCTTTCATCCAACTTTTTCTGTAGTTTTCTAGCTTCTGTGATCTTACGGATGCCACGGGTAAACTTGGCAGTGTCTGCGCCTTTGATGGCATTGATAAATCTACGCTCAAGCTCATCAGCCATTTCTGGCTCATAGTGCTTGTGAATGCTTTCCAATAGATTGATAGCTGAGTTAATGATATTGGTGGCTCTGCTTTCATACAGAGCGTCCTTGTTACGGACTTCTGCTATTTCGTTCAGTTCCTGCAGTATCGATCTTGTTTTTATCTTCATAGGCCTTTCCTGATGTAGTATTTACCCTCTTTACACTATTTGATATTATACACTGTTTGTTCTATTTAATCAACTTGTAATCACGCATGGACTAAATATATAAGTAGAAACCATGAGTTACTGCACACACTTACAGAGGTCATTACAAATGAAAATCTTATCAAACAAGATGCTGGCCATCTTGGAACGTTTATCCGAAATGTTCCCAGGATCTAGTTATCAATCAAGCCTAGATGCTTATCTAGCAGACAAGGGCATTACTGATGCCGCCCAGTTAGAAAACTATATCCGTCAGTTTAACTATCGAAAGGAACAGTATCTATGAAAACCGTATTACAAACTATTTGGCAAATTCTAGTATCAGTTGGCGAAGCACGTCACGCAGCATTTCTTGCTCGTCAAGGTAAAGTAGCCGAGGCTAAAGCTCTATATGGACAGTGAAAAAGTCGCAGGTCTGCTTATATTAGCGATCATAACCTATCTAGTTATAGCACAGTAATCTTGCACCGCAAGGTGTAAATACATACACACAGGAGGTCTTCTAGATGACTACGAAATTTTCACACGTCAAAGGATCTGAGGTAGAGTTTAAAGGTGGCGGATTACGTGACTTTTTCCTATACAAAGATCTTGGCGTAGCAGATGCAACACACGGGCGTGTTCTAGCACACATTACCAAAGCTAACTTACCCCCAGAAAACTCTGGTGGCACAGGCTGGCACATTCACGTAGCTGAGTTCCAAATCGTTTACATGCTAAAAGGTTGGGCCAAGTTCATGTATGAAGACAAGATCCATTTAGTTGAAGCAGGAGACTGTGTACAGCAACGTCCGGGTATCGTACACTACTTGTACGACTATAGTCCAGACATGGAGTATTTGGAAATCATTACACCAGCTGACTATGGAACCGAGCCTGCAGAAGGTCCTTGCGATATACCCAATCCTACTCCTTGGGAGTAAATGATGACACTTGTTTACATTCACGGCGCTTCGGCGACCAGTGAGAGTTTTAACTACATTAGAAGCAAGTTAGGCAAGGGCATTGACATTAACTATGACAGCCGTAATGGGTTTGAAAACAATCTAAATGACATGCTCGATCAGTTAAAAGATGTTAAAGACATAGCATTTGTAGCACACAGTTTGGGCGGTATCTACAGTTTGCATATTGCCAATGCTATGCCTGAACAGGTAGTAGGTGCTGTTACATTAAGCACACCCTACGGCGGTGCTGAAGTAGCAGAGTTTGCCAAGTTCTTTTTACCGTTCAGTAGACTCATGCGTGATATTGGTCCAAGCAGTTGGGTTATGAAACAAGCAGATAAGATCAAGATACAGCATCCTTGGACTAATATTGTTACTGTAAAAGGACAAAGTCCTTTTATGGCAGAACATAACGATGGTGTTGTTACTATCTCTAGTCAAAAACATCACAAGGATATGGAGTTAGTAGAAGTAGATTACAACCACTATGAAGTAGTTCTCAGTGACAAAGTGGTAACACTGATTCAAGAACGACTAAAAAAGTTCAAGAAATAACTTGCTTTCTCGTCACAAGAGATATATAATAGTAGAACAGTGACAAGGTTGTTGCTGTTCATATACAGACATTACACACAGGAGATATAATATGTCAGATTTTACACCAAAGCTACCAGAAGTTAAATTTAATAAAAACGGCTACGAAATCCGTGCAGACATCCTAGCACTTGCTAAAGATTCTGTCCAAGCAGAGTACAGCTACAAGTTCCAAGGTTGGGAAATGAGCACTGCTCGTGACGAGAAGACTGGTAAGTTAGTTACCACAGTTGGTATGCCTGAATATCCAGGGATCGATAAGGTTCTAGAAGCTGCTGAGAAGATGTATGCTTTCGTTAATGCCGGAGTAAAGAAGTAATATTATTCCGCATAGCGGCTTAAGTAGGTTGATACTATAAAAACAGGAAAGCCCCGAAAGGGGCTTTTCTTATGAACGCAGTTTGGCTAGTCTTACTAACCTAAATAGACTTAGCCACATCCATCCTATATCAAATTCAAACCAACGACGGCTTAGTTTAACGCTTGCTGGATCAAGATGATGGTTGTTATGAAGTTCTTCGCCGCCCACCAAAATGCCCCAAGGAATAATATTGCGACTGCTATCACGAGTAGTTCCGTTCTTGTAACCATACCAATGTCCTATTCCGTTAATGAATCCTGCTGCCCATAATGGGATCCAGATCATTTGAATACCCCACACTAGCAGTCCCCACGGTCCAAAGAGCAATAGGTCTATGACCAACATTAAAAGAATACCTGAGCGACTGTGTGCGGAGTATACATTGCGTTCAACCCAATCTTGCGGTGTACCTTGGCCGTAAGTGGCAATCATAACTGGGTCTTTACTTGCTTGATGATACAATCCAGCACCTTTAAAAAATACACGCCATATTCCATATACGTGAGGGCTGTGTGGATCACCTTCAACATCGCTGAATCTGTGATGTTTACGATGTATAGCTACCCATTGACGGGTTACCATACCTGTGGTTAGCCACAGCCAAAAGCGCATAAAATGTTCTAGTAGGGGATTAAAGACTATGCCGCGATGGGCTTGTCCTCTGTGCAGGTATAGTGTAACGCATACTATTGTGATATGCGTCATCACTAACGTTGCTATTATTGTATTCATAGCATTATTTAGTGCTCACTTCAAACATACATTCCAGGGCACGACTCCTATATATGTTAGCCCAGCAGCCGGGCACACCTGAAGTAACGTATAACGTCCTAAGGTAGGTGTTTAGTACAGTACGTTTTCCTGTTGTTCTTGCTGAAGTTCAAATGTAAAATCATCTAAACTTACATTAGGGTGGCGAGCTAACAGTTTGTCTTGTACGTCTTGCTTGCTTTCACCTTCAATACGAGCTGTTCTTCCTGTGGCTGTATGAGTTACTAGATAAGTTCCTGGGCCATCTGCTGCTGCTTCATCGTCTTTCTTTGGCTCTTCAGAAGCATAAGATAATGGAAAGTGTTTCTTGATGTCAGCGACAGCTTTAGCAATGTCGTATCCACCTTTCATGATGTCTTGACTGCCTTGATTAATTTCTTCACCTTTAGCTGAGATAGCTGCTACAATGCGTTTCATTAGTCCTGGGAACAGTTCAGCAAACTTTTCGTCACCTCTAGAATAAGAAGTAGTTTGATTGCCGTTGTTCATTTGATTAGTTGGGGCATGCATCTGCCATTTGCCATTAACGTCATCTGAGTTGGCTTTATCAAGGATAGATACGATTGGACCTTCGTCTGCATAACGATTGAACCAACGATGTCCTGAACTTGAACCTGTACAGAAACTGGCATTGTATCCGTGTGCATTGTTGAATGTATAGCAAGAACCGTAGTTGAAAGGTATAACTACTAGGAAACGATCATCGTCGATAAGTGTTGCTTCTTTCTTATCTCTCTTGTGTCCTTCAATCTCAGCAGCATTAGCAATACGAGCCAGCTCATCACGATATGATCTATCTTGAATGATACGCTGTATCTGTCTAATAGATTTAAACTTATTGAAGTCTTGGTGTTCTGGTCTTAGTTTGTTACGAATGCTTAGTGCTTTCCAAGCACCTAGTGCATCTCCGCCTTCGCCGTTGATATCTTCGTAGTCAGCAGCGCCTGTAATGTATAAACGGAATAACCAATCGTCAAACTTGCCGTCTGCTGATATGTCACCGTATCTTGTTCTGCGTAGTGTGTCGTCTAGGACATCACTCCATGCTTTAGACAAGTCTTCGTCTGTGGGTTTAGGCCCTAGTTTGGCAACAGCATTCTTAGAGAACGTGCCGTCGTGTTTGATAGCAATAGCCAACTGTTTGAGCTTTTGCGGATCTTTAGCAATCTTATTAAAATAGTTTGCTTCTGGGAGTAGTTGTAGTAGCTTCATCCTGAAATCAAACTCCTCTTAAAGAATGCCAATACTGTGCCTAGTTTGTTTTGATCTCCGCCGGAGATATCTTTTAAAACTAATTTAATAGCTTCGTCTGCTCTAGAACCATAACTACCATAACTGCTTCTAGTCAACTCGCCTGCTTGATCTGGATAGTAATGACCAGCAGTTAGTGCCAATGCTTGATTCAGTGCATTTTTAACAAAACTAGGAGTATCAGTGCTGCCTGAATCTAGATCTTCTAGACCATTACGTAACGCTGTGACCTGTTTGAGTTTCTTTTCTGCTTTGTCAAAAGCATCGTTTTTAATCTGAGTAGCAATCATGCCTTTGATATCGGCTATGGCTGCGTTGATAGCTTTAGCCCATAATGGCTTAAACTTTTTCATAATAGATTCTGGGCTAAGTTCTGTAGCACGGGTAAGCTCGGAGTCTCGTTCTTGACGACTGCGTCTAGTTTGACCAACAGCACCAGTATCACGGCCAATAAACATAGACTTAGGATTACCGCCTAGTTCGCCTTTAAGGAAGTCTAAGATGTTGCCGCCGCGATCATTTCTAAATGTCACAGGTTCGCCGCCAGTACTGGCAACGGCTTCATAGCTGCCATTATTTTGTTTGATAGCGCCAACACCTTTAGGATACTTCAACAGCACCCACCCACCTCTACTCATGTTTTTAAGTTCACTCCAAGCAATCTTTGGAGTTTGACTGTATTCTTGATCGTGTGATAGTCCTTTGCTTTTGTGCAGGAACTGCACAACCTGTGGACCACCTGGTAGGCTTTTGATTAAACCCATACTGGAACTGGCTTCTAGAGCTATTGATTCACACAGTTGAGCAAATAGTTGATATGTTTCGGGCTTCATAAGAATATTTATCTGTCGTTACCAAGTCTAGGACGATTTGGTCTATGGTCTAATTCACGGGTATTATGCGCATCTACGCTGTCATGCTCGGGCCAGCTGTAGACATAGTTACCAAACTCATCACGCACTAACAGCCAACGAATACCTGCTGCTGAATACTGTTTAATATCTGCGTTATAACCTGGGATAGTTGTGTCAAAATCAATGTTACCATCACCTAGATCATCGCCGTGATTGCGTACCCAGTTAGCCACAGCATTTACTTCTGCTGGGCTGTTAGGTCCTTGTCCGCCTAGATTGGCCACCATCCATATATCATCTGTCGGTGTACGTGTCATCGAACGGAATAGCTGTTTGCCCAATGTACGGATAGCACGGCTCATGTTGCCAGGTAAGTTAGCTACCTTGTGGAAGTCTGGATCTTGAACACCAGCAGCTCTTAATGCTTGTCCTGCAACTGCTGGTAAGTTTTGATTGTCTACTCTATGAGCGGGAAGGTTTTCTGGTTCGTCTGGATCAGGGTAGCCTGTGTCGTCTGGATCTGCTTCAATGTCACGCATACGACCTAATAGATCTTGCATACGTGGGTTATGTATATTGCCTGCTGCTCGTTGTGTGTCACGTTGACTAGCACGTCTACGTTCTGGATTATCACCTGCTGGTCTTTCACGATCGCCTTCGGGCTCACGATCAGGTTCTCTGTTTGCCAACGGTTGGTCCTGTTGTGGACTGAACATGTTGTCAAATGCCGACCAATCATCTTTGTCTTTGGTTGGCTTAGCAGCGCCTTCACCCTCTTCGGGTTTCTTTTTGCGTTCTGCTTCAGCGAGATAATCTTTAAAGGATTTCATATTAATCAGCCTTGCCGCACTTTGCACGTTTGGCGTTGGTTAATGCACCGTAGTCTACTGGCCATTCTTGTCCTGGTGCTAGTTCTATTGCTCCTTTTGGAAACTTATAGTCTACTCCTGCGACTTTTTCTATTTCTGCAATAGGCTTGCGGAATACAGTTAGGTCATTGCCTAAGTTAACATAAGGTTTAGTATGTGGGAATACCCAACCTGCAATCTGTTTAGTTTGGTTGTTGATAACGATCTTGTAGTAACCGTGTGGAACAATAACACCATTACCAATAGTAGGATCACCAGCGCCATACAATGCCCCCACGTATATAGTGAATGGTTGGTTGAGTTGGACTGACCAACCGCGGACTGATGTCTCCAACAATTTCCAGATTCCCCTGTTTAAAGAGCCGTGTTGAGGGTACATGTTTGTCATTAAAAAACTTTCGTACTCTACCTGTTGACTCCAAGATAAATCACCATCTGGTGCTGCATGTCCTTTGTCATAGCCTGTGCCAGCATAGTCGTCTGGACGAGCACCTCCTGGAACTGATTGGTCAGCAACGAACGCATTGGTGCGTGGAAAGCATCCTAGTGCATTTTGTGGTAACAGTGTATAAGCAACATATACAGGAATCTTAACAGGTGCATCATATGCTACTAGATAAGCTTCGCGGCAGATTGGAACTGCTTGACGTTGTGTTTGAGCAAAGCCATATGGGCTGTGGACCTGGCAGGCTTGTACTGGGTTTGGAGCACGTTGTTCCCAGGCAAATGCCTGTGTTGATAATAGTGCTAGTAATACTAATAGTTTTTTCATTTAAATGCTCAATAAAGTTAATACATTATTTATTGCCAAGAAACCATTTTAAATCTTTCTCGAGTAATGCCAAAATAGTCGCATTTCCATGCACTCTGAGCAAAGAAATCTAAGTGATGCCACTGATCTTTACGCTGTAGTATCTGTTGGGCAGCATCAGTCCAGTCTATAGCAGCCAATACCGGCTCTACAGATTCTTTAACTACGCATATTTCTTCGTAGTCAAAGCTGTCCCATTCCCAGTGTAAGACTTCAAATGCTCGGCCCTCACGGTCAGCATAGTCCATGCTAAAGTCCAATCCCCATTTAGGACGAAGTGCTATGACCTTGTTAATCAAAGGCAATGTACGAGCCCAGAATTCAAGTTCTTCTAGAGCAGCGCCTGTATAACCTTTACGTTCAAACAGCAGACTGTGATTTAGGTGAGCACCTTCTATCTTGGGCATCTGTGTAAACCAATCTTCCTTGAGAGCTCGTAGATGATCTCTGTGATTTTTAGGTTTAACTTTGTTGCCGTAGGCAAAGTGTTGTTCTAGGGGAGTAAGATCGTAACCGTTCTGATCAAATAGATCTAGGTCGTCTATAGTGGGTTGATACAATATCTTTGCTATGGGCTGGTCCCAATAACCATTTGAGTCAAACTGATTGTCGCTCAGTGTGATCATTTTACAATAGTCTCTCAGCTATGATGTTGTAGCCAATATCAGTACCGTTATCACTACGCATAAATGTCACACGATAGATACGGCCCATTGCTTTATCCTGTAAGGTAGCTGTAAAAGTGTCACCAGCACTATCCATACCGCCACTAGTATATAAACTGGTCCAGGCATTGTTTGCTACTATCACCCCAGTACTACCTGTTTGTGTTACTGCACTACCGGATCTTGCGGCCACCACTGTCCAGGCACAATTCTTTGAGTAACTAGCGTTGCTGATAATCTGCGGGAATATGCCAGCAAGCCCAGAATTTGTTACGCGGAAGCGGAAGTCATCCACAGAAAGTTCAGTACCCATTGCCGAGTTCCAAGGAAGTCTAGCAATACTTGGAGTTCTTGCTGTTACTACGGCGTCAGGGTTAACATTAAACGCACCGGTATTCATCGTCAACACATTGGTAAACGCACTGCTACTACGGAACTGGAATTCTCCGTTAGTTGAGCC